TATCAGCAACACATCCGCCAACACTGGCCGTTTTCAGGGCTTTGTAGTGAACGCAGATGCGGTGGTTTCTGCCTGCCTTGATGAGAATAGTGCATCATTGATGACCACAATCGGACTGACTGGCGTAACCTTGAAGCAAGGCACATTCATCAGCGTAGCCGAACCCGGTTATATCAGCAGCATCACGCTGACAAGTGGTAGCATCGTAGCGTATAATGTATGATAAGGCGAGGCATAGGTGTACAGCCATATACAGTTGGCGCAACGCCTTTTATTGGTTTGCTTGATACTTACACCGACGCAGCAGCAGCCTATAGTGTGCGTAAACTTCGCGCTGCTTACACTGGCAGTGCTATTCGTGTGCGCAGGTCATCCGATAACACCGAACAAGACATCGGATTTGATGGCAATGGTAATTTAGATGAAAGCGCATTAACAACGTTTGTGGGGGCAAATAATGGATTTGTCACTACTTGGTATGATCAAAGCGGTAATAGTAGAAACGCAACACAGTCAACGGCTGTAAATCAACCACAAATTGTTAGTAGTGGAGTTATTGTTAAACAAAATAACAAACCCGCAATGAATTATGATGGTGTTAATGATAATTTACGCACAATTAATTTCTCACTTGTACAGCCTGAAAATTTATTTTTCGTACATAAATGGCTTGCAATAAATAAAGGTGCATTTACTTTTCAGTATATGATTGATGGTTTTAATGGCGATACGATGGTATATAGAGAAGTTGGTGGAAGAATAAACGTTTTAGCAGATACAACACTTTACAACAATACTCAAGGTGCTAATTTAAATCAAAATTTAAGTTCTGTTTTATTCAGTGGCTCTAATTCAAATTATTATTTAAACAATGCTTTAATTGCAAGTGGCAACGCTGGTTCATTGAATGGTGGTGGTATATCAATAGGACTGCATCCGGGTCTTGGTAGATATGGCAATTTTTCGTTTCAGGAACTCATTGTTTATCCATCTAATAAAAATAGTAATAGAAGTGGAATAAACAGTAATATAAATACTTATTATTCAATATACTAATGTTAGGATATAAATATATAACAGAACAAGAAGCAATCAATGCCCGTGAAGCGTGTGATGCTTTTTATGGAATACCCGTTGCGCCTGATGACATTACACAAAATTGGGTTGAATATTCTTTTGCAGAATTTAACACACCGCAATTTTGGTATATTGTTTTTGATGAAAGTTTATTGCCTGTTTTAGGTCAGCCAGTTGAATTTGAAGTAATAACACCGCCATATCAATGAAAAACTTGAATGATACAATAGTGGGTAGTTGGTTATTGTGGGTTGCAGGAGCAGCAGCAAAATTGCTGCCCATTATTCAATTCCTATCTTTTACGGCAGCGTTGATTTTATCCTGCATAGGCATTTATAAGTTTTTCAGCAATGGCAAAAAGTAAAGAGGTTGTAAAATGGAAACCGAAAAGCAAACGGAAATTGGGCAGGCATACGAAGTCAGCGAACAAGCACAAGAGCAGCAAGCCGTATGTAGGACAAGGAAGATGAAATTAAAAAACTACTTCGCACCAACCCCCAAGCGGTTCCGTGTTTTAGGTGACAGCATTGCAGCTGCATCCTTATTTGTTGCCGGGCTGAACCTTGACCACCCCAAACTGATGTTACTGTGCGGTGTGCTGGGTGCGGTCGGCAAGTTCGTTACTAACTTTTTCGCAGAAGAATGAGGATTGCGTATGGAATTATTATTATTGTTTGCTTTTGCCTGCTTATGCTTGGCGTTAGGTCTTGTGAGACACCAATCGAAACACGGCAAAATGTAGATACTATGCAAGGCAAGGTGGACAAATACAAGGCGCAAATAGATAGTTTAAAAACCGAGTATTTAACTTTGCTCAATAACCGTGCTGTGAAGATCAAAACCTTGCGCGAGATTAGGAGAATTTACCTCCACGATACTTTAACCATTGAAAATCTTGTCGGTGACACTTCAGGCATTGCAAATCTGCTGTCCGAAAACGCCCTAATGAAAGAGATTATTTTTGAGGATTCGCTCATCATTGCAAATCAGGGGCAAGTGGTAATTTATCAAGATAGCGTAATTGCGCATTTGGAAGCCATTAGAGACACCCAAAAAGATTTATTGAGTAATTGTGCCAACGAGGTAAAAAAACAGCGTAAAAAGGCAAATTTGTGGCGAAGCCTTGCGGTGATATTTGGATTGGTTGCGGTTGCAAAGTAAATTTGTGGTATGTTTACCCTCGTTAAGTTACAAGGCATACAGGAATTTTACTACTGCAAGGATGGTGGATGGCACACTTCCGCTGATTTAAATGCAGTGATTAAACCAATTATTTACCGCACGGATGTGGATGCACGGAAAGCGTGGGAGCGCATCGGCAAACCTGCAATGGTATTCGTGCAGGAAATAAAATCAAAGGATAAAACATTGCTACAATGAAAAATCTGCAAATATATCTCAACAGCAAAGGGGCAACCCTCAAAACCGATGGCATAATTGGGCCACAAACATTAACCGTATTAGACAGTTACATTAAAACTGAAATAAGAAATCGAAAATACGTGATGCCCGTTGATGGTTTGGTTTGGCTCCGCACTGACCAAATCTTCAGCAACAAATATGATGATTTTGTTGTCTGTTATAAAGCTGGCAGAATTGTTTACGTTGCACCTGCATCTACAACCGCAGGAGATTTTTACATTTATAACCCGTTTACTGTTGGCGGTATAACTGGCACAGCGGTTGCCGTTCCACAGCAAGTCATCGGCTCACACAGATTTGTGACAAGTTCAAACTGGAAAACACTTTGGTTGGGTGCGCCTTACTTTATGCAGATTTTACCCATCACCATCCACCGCGACAGCAACAAAGACAGAAACGTGGACAAGATGAACAAGCAACACGGACTATTTGGGATCAACTTCCACAAGGGCGGTTTGGGAAACTGGGTAAATAAGCACAGTGCAGGTTGCCAAACAGTGCCGGATAAGGATTGGTTTGAAATTATAAAGCGGTTTAACCCCGGTCAGGTGATTGACTTCACCCTTATTGACTAACGGCAGCAATCCTATCCACAAGGGTTGCCATATCTATTTTGCACAGATACACCAACTCGCCACACACCACGCAGGTAAGCGGTTTTGATTTGGTGTTGCGCTCGTCTGGCATAATTGCGTCTATCTTATAAAAGCAAACCAAAAATGTGGGGTCATGATACGGGTCATCGTTGACCGATATACCCATATCTTCCAGCATTTCGGCCTGCTCATTTGCGGCAATCACTTCCAGACACAGCGGAATTTTAAACATAGAACTGCTGACAAAAGGTGAACTCAGGCGTTACTTCGCTATCTCTTAAATTGGCGGTCAGTGTCAGCCACATTGAGCCGAGTGGTTTGGGTGGTCTGCCACGCTCAATATGAAACCCACCAAATCCATCTTCATACTCCTCTTTGTAGGTGCTGGTTCTAATTTGGTGTACGTTGCGAGCCTTTATTTTCTTTTGGTGACTATCATATACCTCAACCGGGTTGATGTGATGGTAGAGTTCATGCACGTGGCCCTGCCATATGCAATCATAACCCTCCATTGATGCCATAAATCGTTGGTCTTGGATGACACCCTTTGTCACCGCACCGCCACCGCCAAAGCCGTGAAAATATCGCAGTGTCCATTTGCGCCTATGACCGTGTTCGGTGAGGTTAAATTTAAAATCTACAACTCCACCATAACCGCCAGCGTAAACATTGGCCCCGTGCGTTTGGTTGAACAGGTCAACAAACCGCTGAATCGGGTCGGTTTCCAATGCCTTTAAAATTGCCGTTTCGTGGTTGCCATAACCGACCAACAGAATGTGGTCTTTGTACGGAGCAAACCAATCCACCGCATCCTGAATAACGGCATCGATATAGTTGGCTTTGTTGTGTTCAGGCCGGATATCTTTCTTTGAGCGACGGGGATCATATTTGCCTTGCATTAGGCAAAGACAGTCTCCATTGATTATGATTTTTGCATCACGTTTCACCGCTTCATCCATATGGTTTTTGAGCAATTCACGGTCACACTTCGGGTTATCCCAGTGCAAATCACTCATTAAAAGCAGGTTGATTGTTTTATCGCAGTACACCGCATGGATGTTTCGCGAGATTCGTTTGGTATCTTTTACCATCTGCATATAAAAGTAGATTTATTGTTTGTGTGTTATAAAGTCAACAAAAGCCAATAAAACTGGCAGTATATACAACATTATGCCGATGTCTTTCATACCCGATAGGGTGTAAATTAGTTATATTATACCCGATAGGTTATAAAAAAGCCTACCCCTGTTGGGATAGGCGTTCTTGTTGGTAGATGTAACATTCTCTCACCTTATACCAATGCTCCACACTGGGCAGGTCATCAGGCTGATTTGCGTAATCGTATGGCTCGGCTTCTTGCAACTCGGCTGTTTTTCCGAACAGTTGGCAAATCTGCAACTGCCTTTCAATGCTTTTGGGTGTTTCTCTTTTATTCAACATTTGACACCTCCTTTAATGCAATTGTGTCAGCACCGGGAATGTATGTTGCAGGCTCTAAAATTTCTCCACCATCGGTGACCGGAAGTAAACCTTTTTCATTCAATTTATAAGCCATCTTTGCATTCTCCTCAATTGTGGATATTTGCAATTTAGCAGCTGCCCATTCGTTAATGTGATCAAACTTCCATCGGCCAGCACCTGACCTGCATTGAATTTCAAAACCCATGTGCTTAAAGCTTTTGCCGTGTTTTTGTGCTTCGTTAACCGCTTGCTGCTGAATTTGCTTTTTCAGCTCTAAACATATCTTTTCAATCCGGGTAAGTTCGCAAAACGCATCCAGTGCATTAAGGTTGCCGTTATCAACGGCTAACCCTATTTCAATTAATTTATCTTTCATGGCTTTAAAATAATTGTGTCACGGTTGCACTTACCATCGTTTATCCACTCTACCAGCTTGTCCAGTTTATCATATGCCCAATCCGGGATGAACTTGCCATCACATTCAATAAACACACGTGGGTAATCATACAGACACCTGCCCAATCCGAACTGCACAGCTGCCCGTTTCATTGCGTCACTGATGCCACCCTTTTCAGGCTCGATGTTGGTCTTGGATGCACCATCTTCCCGGTACACTTCGCGCTTGTTTATGGTCACGGTCAACCTGCACAGAAATCCGTTTGCAATCTCGCGAAATTCGGATGTCCAATTCTCTGCACCAAAGGCAGCATCAAAGCGGTGCATCACACAACGGTTGTTGATGTACGGCACTACGATAAGTTTTCCGGTGCTGGTTTGTGATTGCACACGCCATTCAATCTCATTAGGCAGAATGGGTGCGGTTAGGGTGTTATTCATAGCTAACCCCCTCTTTGTACTGACCTAAATTGTGCATGGCTTTGGCTTCCTGTAAAAAGTCGATAAGTTCATCCAGCTTTTCAGCAGGGATGGCAACCTTTTCGACCTCATCAATGTTTGGCCATAGTGACTTGATTGTCACATAATCGGTAAATGAAGAGTAATAAAACTCAAATTTGACTGACGGCAGCGTGCCGTGAATGGTGGTTTTTTCTAAATCGTGTTTCATATTTGATTGATTTGTATGGTGCAAATATAGTATAGTTTTTTATATCTGCAAACTTTTTGAAAGATTTTTTTTTGCAATGGTTACAATCAACTCTTTACTGTAAACTTCCGCATGGTATCCCTTTTTGCGATACCTTGCAATTGCCCTGTCAGCTTCTGCATTTGGCACAATATCAAAGGAGAGCATCTCAGCTTTCCAATACATGATGGTGGTATACAACTCCTCTCGCACGGCTATTCACAAATTGGTAGGCCACGTCAATTATCTGCTGTTCCTTTTTGCTTTTGTACTTGCCCGGATTGTTGAGGGCTTTTATAATCGTGGCATAGCTGGCAACACCATCGCAGTATTGCACCACCGCCATCACATCACCTTTTTGTTTACAGCCCTGAAAATGCTGCCTTTTCTCTTCGTATGTCATTTTTAGCTATTTTTAATAAAATTAGATATCCGATTAAATCGTTCAAAGTGTCCTCATCGGTGGCTTCCATTCCTGCACCACGAGCAATCCGGCTCAACTTGTCATCGATGCGGACAAGTAACTGCTCAACATTGTCTGCCTTGCTGAAAACTCGCACCGGGTTCAGTGCAGAGTTTCCATACTTGGCATTTTTGTCAATGAGTAGCTTTTTAATGCTGTCGCAGGTGGCTTCAATTTTTTCTTTCATCAGAACGGCAGGTCATTTTGTTCACGCTCCATTTGGTCAATCATGTCATTTGCAAAATTTTGCATGATGCCACCCTTGTCAGCCTTAAATAAGTTCTCTTTCGGTTTTTGTTGAAAGGTGTAAGCCTTTCCACTACCAACATACACTGGCGGTGTCTTTGCTTCGCGCTGTTCTTTTGTTTGGCTTAATTGCAGCGTGTGGGTTTCTCCGAATTTGCCCTCGCTTTTGCGTTCATTCAGCACCAGTTTTAGGTACTTTTTTCCGTTTTTGCCCTCTGTAATCAGTTCCTTTGGAACGTCTGAAAGGCAGATGTCAATAATAATCATATAGCTTTAGCTTTGTTTAGTTGTTTACGTTTGTAAGTCAGTATGTCCAGATGGGTCACCGCTTCAAAATGGCTGCGGAATAGCATCAGGTTATCCACGCAATCGGTGTAAGTTCCAAATTCAGTAAGGAACTGGGGTGAGCAAATCCGATATAACCGGATAGCATAACCACCATCGGGAAGTTGTACCACGTGTGGCTTAAATGGATTGATTATTTTTTTCATATTTTTGTCGATAATAATGACAACCATGTCTAACGCCATCCCATTGGTGATTTTCTGCCACAACAAATGCGTGTACTATTTGATCCTTTTCCATTTCTATAGCTTCCTTGATTTTTCTTTCAAAATCATCGAGAGAAATAATAATACCATCTTGTTGGCTGAAAGTGTGTTCTAACAATTCCTGTTTAAGCCACTCTACTGCTGTTAATTCTTTTTGTTCCATGTTGCAAATATACAAAATTAAACTTCATTCACAAACAACTCAAAGTTATTTTTTATGGTTTCCAGCCGGGCAGCATAGCGTCTATCAGTTGCTGCATAGTCATCGACCAATCGGCAGGCGTGAATGATTGTGCTGTGGTCGCGCCCACCGCAAATCTTTCCGATATTGCTCAATGAGATTGCGGTTTTGTTGCGGATAAGCCACATAAATATCTGTCGTGGTTCAAGTATCTCACGTTTGCGGGTTGAATGGGAAATGTGTGTCGGCAGATAGTCAGCGTATGCCGAGCGAAGAGCAAGGTGTGCCGCTTTAATTGCTGCGTGTTCATACGCAATCTCCATCCGGAGCATGCGTTCAAGTTCCTGAATGCGTATTTGCTGATGCCTGATTGTTTCTTTTAGCTGCGCCACCTCGCTCATGCGGAATGTGCTACGGCTGTTTGTCTTTGGTATTTTGATTTTTATTCTCATGTTCTATTATTTTAAAAAGTTCGTATGCTATTTGTGGGCAGATTGCATTTCCGTAGCCCTTTATTGACTCGTTTCTCCACTTTGGAAAGGTAATTCCGTCCAGTTGGGTGGGAAGCCCATCATCTCCGCCACAAACCGGGGATTGAGTTGGGAACTTTTTCCATTCCATATCGAAACCAAATGGTTCAATTCGTCTTCTCGTGTCTTCCCATCCTTTCGTGGTTTCGTAGTCCCTGCATTGTGCTGATGTGCAGTAGGTGTCGGTAGCATTCCCCTGTGTTTGTGTTCTTTTTGGTTTTTTCTGTGACTCCATTTCAATTCTTGTCGAAAATATCTGTTCAATCCTCCCGAACCCATTTTTTCTTCTTCCGATGCTATTGGAGTAGGCAATAAACCAACATCTGTCTCTTCGGTGCGGTGCGTTTTTGGCCGCAGCTGGAATAATAAACGGTTGAACTTCGTACCCTTCATTTTCCAAGTCAAGGCACACCTGCTCGAAAACCAGTCCGCCATCAATATTGACGATACCAAAGACATTTTCTGCGATGACCCATGTGGGTTTAATCTCTTGTATTGCTCGTAGCATTTCGCCCCACAAGTAGCGTTCATCATTTGTTCCTTTTCGCTTTCCTGCGAGTGAAAATGGCTGACATGGAAAGCCACCGGAAATAACATCAATTGTTCCTTCATATTTTTTGAAATCAGTTTTACATATATCAATGTGACTGTCAGCTTCCGGCCAGTAGTATTCAAGGACTTTGCGTGGAAAGTCCATCCATTCGCAATGGAAGACATTTTCCCATCCCATCCATTCGGCTGCAAGGTCAAACCCACCGATACCTGAAAATAAACTGCCGTGTCTCATAGTGCAAATATAATATATTTTTTTATATTATTTCACGATATAACCCAGTTGGCACATCGTATTGAAATAGCTGTGAACCAACCGCACCCCAATGGCTGAATTTTACTTTTTGCACATGCACTTCCACGCTGTTGTTTTGAAAGTTCCGATATACGGTTATGCCGTTGTCGGTCTTGTTGAAAAAGTTTGCACTCCCTGCAATGTCATAAAGCGTGGGAACTTCATAAATACCGCCATCCTTTTTTTGTATCTTGCGTGGATGTGCCACCAAAAAGCAATGCACGTTGTACCTCTCACAAAAGTTTACAATCTTGTCCAGCGATTGACCAATATATTTGGTTTCGCTTTCGCTGTACTGGTGTTCAAGTTTGTTCCACGCATCAATAACAAACCAATCAATGTTCCTGCGGTTTTTAAGTTCTGCAACCTTTGACAAAATACTGTCCAGTGTGAAATCCTTTTCCGGCTTAACAAAATAGATGTTGTTTTCCAGCAGCAATAGGGCTTCGTAAACTTCCTCTTGGTTCATGCGATTGTGACCTTGAAATGGTCGCTGTGTGATTTTACGCATCAACTTGCTGATGTGCAACTCCACTGGGCGGTTTTCAGGAGAATAAAACGCACCTTTCCATCCATGCTTTTGCAGTAACTTGATAAGGATGTGGTCTAAAAAGTCCGATTTACCGTGACCGGGTACGCCTGTAATGGTTGTCAAATAGCCCTTGTGGAATTTCAGCAAGCTGTCAAATCCGGACATACCCGTTCCGCATCCTTCTGGTAATCCGTAGTTGTAAAGATTTTCAATTTCGGGCAGGTAATCGGTAATGCTGAACACTCCGACCATTGGGAATTCTGTTGCGTTATTTGCAGCATCACGCAAGGCAAATGCACCGTTTAACAGCAGATATTCATTTGCATCTTTGCAGTCAGGGAAAACAATATAATCGCATTTATCCTTTCCAAACCGTTCTGCAATAGCATTACGCAGCTCAATGCCCGGTGCATCATTGTCAACCGCAATGTGTATCTTTTCGATGTGGTCAAACGATGGCATGAAGCGGTCAAAAAAAGTGAGATTTGGCTGCGCACCATTTGGCACACTTATCACGTTTTCAATTCCTGCTTCGATTAAAGACAGAGCATCCATCTCTCCCTCAACTATCCACACCTCTTTTGCAGTTGCAAGGCAGTCGATATTGTATGGGATCAGCTCCGCGCCTTTATGCATCTTAAAATGCTTTGCACCATCGCGGTACTTAGTGTTTTTTAACTGCCCATTCTCAAAGTAATTAAAACAGATGCAATTAACTTCTTTGCTGACC